GAAACCTCAAAGGTGTTATTGGCCCAGAAGGTGCCAACAATGCACAAAAAGCAACATCAATGATTACCACTGTAATATTTGGTATACCAGGTGCAAAATTTGCCGCCATATTAATGAGTTTGTTTATGTACTTAGGTATTGAACTTGGTACGCCAGATATAGCAGATGATACAGAATTATTTACAAGTATGACATTTGGCTTTTTAGGAGCAACAGTTGTTGTTGCACTAATTTGTATGTTTCTAATTAAACCGATTAGTAAACTAGCCGCAGTACAATACAAATATTATTTTCCTGTACTACTAGGATTGATTATTTTTACATCAATGCAGTACACAGGAGGTTGGGAAGATTTGGCAATGTTAGCCGTATTTTCCTGCATAGGATTTGCAATGCGACACTTTCAGTTTAGTCGCCCTGCAATGCTAATAGGTTATATATTAGCCGAGAAAGTTGAAGGACTTACCCTTCAGATCACAGGACTTTACACTGTGGAAACATTAATCACAAGACCGATATTTATGTTCCTAGTTGTTAGTATCATAGGTATTTTAATTTACAGTATAATGCGAAAGGGCAGAATAGACTATGCTTAAAATTTTTACAACACTAGCCGTACTACTAGGATTTAGTACATCAGCAGTTGCTGATTATACAATGATTGTACCACAGAAGCCAGGTGGTGGCACAAGTCAGTGGGCACAGATTGTTGCTACTGAAATGGAAAAGTACTTGGATGAAAAAATTATCCTAAAACATATCCGTGGTGCAAGAGATATTCCAGGATTTAACAAATTCCATAATGAACTAAGATTTGATGACAAAACTATTATGGTATCAAATGGTGGTAATGGTGTTGCATTTCTACAAGAAAAAGTAGATTACAACTACAAGGACTATGATTCAATTGGACTAATGAACTTGAACATTATTACAGCAGTTCAAGCAAATCACAATCCATATGGCGGCAAGCCAACTTCATTCTCAGGCGGTGGTGGAAAAGTGCCAGAAGGTATTGCAATGACACTGCTCAAATGTGGAAGTGGACTTACAACAGAACAGTATGTTTCATGTTTCAAACGTAGAGTAAACTGGATTAAAGGAATGAAGGGTAACGAAAGACGTTTAGCATTTAAACGTGGTGAACTAGCAGGCACAAGAGAAAATCCTGCTTCATTTAAAAAGCACGTACAACCTGTAATTGACAAAGGTCAAGCACAGTTATGGTTCCACCATGGTATACTACAACCAGATGGTTCACATGCAGATGATCCAAACTATCCTGGTATACAAATGGAAGATTTGTTTTATGCCGCAAATAGAACAAAGCCAAACAGTGATTTATACAAAGCATATAAACTTGTAAAAAGTTTCCGTGATGGTTTACAAAAAGCGATATGGGTAAACAAAGGCAATCCAAATAGAGCAAAACTTATTGCCGCTTTAGAAAAAGTAGCAAGTAATCCTGAATCAATTAAAAAGATTCAAAAGAAAGTTGGAAAGTATGAGTGGATGATTGGCGATGCAGGTAATGCTCAAGTTGATACACTAATGAAGTTTGTTACTCCGGACGCACTTAAAACATTAGTTAAGTTTAACAAAGAAGCATTTGGTCTAAAGTCAATCTTTAAGCCAGAAATGGTTGCCGCAAAATGAGCAACATATTACTGATAAGTGGTCCGCAAGGTACTGGTAATCATGTATTCTCAAAAGTTCTATCCATGCACAAAGACGTGCATGGGTGGGACCAATTATTGCGTGAGTATTGGGTAAATCACGATGCCGCACCATACAAAAATATTTGGAACGATCCGGAAGCAATTCATGACTATGATTGGACTGAACATGAGAACTATGTACTAAGTGTAAGTGGTCCTTATGTTGACAAAAACAAAGACGGTGTAAGACATACTGTATATCCAAAGTATGCAGAAGTATGTAAAATATTAGAAACAAAAGGCAATCTACAAGTTGGTATTATTGGCAGAGACCAAAACATTACTGCACAAAACCAACTGCGTAAACGTGGTGTAGAAAGTTTACACAACTATCTAAACAAGATTGAAGACTTGCTAGAATACAATCACACATTCTTAAGTGTCGAACTATTGTACATGTTCAGACATCAATATGTAAAAAGTTTAGATAGTGTACTAGATATTCCTGTAGATTATTCAAACGAAAAATTACATTATATATTAAACAAAGATCCAAATGCAAAATATGTACACTATGTAGAACACAGTTGGTTAGACAAACGACGTAACAATATTGGTACAATGATTGATGGCAGTGTTCCACATGTTGAGAAAGATACAAAATTTTAATGTTACAGTGGATAATTAAAAAATTTAGCAGGCAGTCGCCGTATTGGAGTAAATACGATACATGAAATTCGCAAACGTAGATTGGAATAAATTTTTAGACGACCCAGATAACTATACCAGTAGTTGGGATTGGACTGTTGCTCACAGTGATTATCACTTTGATGATAGTATACAGGACAAGCCAGGAGATTGGTTTGATGTAATCGGCAGATTTGAAGGTGACTGGCAAGAAGAACGTGATAGACTTGTTACTGCATGTCATCCTGTAAATTGGGCAACACGTAAACATTTTGCTCAAAAGAAAAAAGATCCTGAAATGCTAACACAGGAAGAATACGATATACAACGAGCAGGTGGTGATCCAAAAGGATTAATGCTTACTAACAAAAACAGTTTTGCAGATTGGGAAAAAGAATATCCTACATTATATAAGATGATGGATTACTTTCAACTAACATCAGATGGTATTAGTTTAGTAAAATGGCAAGCACACGTACAAATGACTGGTCAGATGTTTAACATGCACATTGACAAACTTTGGGATAGATGTCCAGAAGATCCAGAACGTATAGTACGTATCACTATCATGTTAGATGATTGGCAACCAGGACACTTTTACATGTATGGAAACTGCATGTACGATAAATGGCATGCTGGAGAAGTGCATGTATTTGATTGGAAAAATGTTCCACACTGTACTGCCAATGCAAGTAGTCATCCACGTGCAGTATTACAAATGACTGGCTTAAAAACAGATCGTACTAGAGAAATTTTAGCAAGTGCAAACAAGGATAATATATTTAGAATATGAATAAATTTGGATTGACTGATCAAGAATTAAATCAATCGTCCTATCATTTTGATATTAACAAATCAGAACAAGAAGGTGATTATTTTAAAATATTAGGAAGATTTTCTGGATCAGATTGGACTAAAGAAACACAAAGTTTAATTGATGCTACAAATGTAGAAAAATGGACTACTATAGATTTAATAGATTCCAAAAAAATTCCTGGCTCTGACGCCAGGACGAAAAGGACTAAGTATTCTTTTCACGATCATATACCTCAATCAGAAGATTTTTATGGAAAAGTTCAAATAACTAGTATGAAATACATATTGTCAGATTATCCAGTAATTAGTAAGATGATGGACTATTTAGGTGTAGAGCCAGACAAAAAAATACTTCAATCTAGAGTTGCACATGTACAAAGAACAGGACAAATGTTCTATTATCATATAGATACTCTAACAGATAGAAATCCTGAAGATCCTGAAAAAATATGTAGGTTAACAATAATGTTACAAGACTGGCTACCTGGACAGTTTTTTATGTACGGTAATTACATTTATTCACATTGGCGAGCAGGGGAAGTACACGACTTTGATTGGCTAAACACACCACATGCTACTGCAAATGCTAGTAATTTTCCCAGACCAAGTATACAGGTCACTGGTTTCAAAAGTGATCGCACTCGAGAATTAATAGCAAATGCACATAAGGATAATATATTTAAAATATGACAGTTTTAATTACTGGCGGAGATAGTTTTACTTATGGAAGTGAACTTCCTAGCCAAGAACATTCATGGGCAAATTTACTAGCAGAACGTAAGGGTTGGAATATTTGTAATGTTGCTAAGCCAGCCGCAAGTAACAGTTCAATAAGACGAAATGTTATGAATGCAATTAACAAATATATAGACTTAGATTTGTATGTTGTTGTGATGTGGAGTTTTCCTAATCGTTATGAATTTAGATTTACATATGATACAGGACAAGTAGATAGTCCATGGTATAGTATTAATCCTTGGACACATAATGATCAAAATTTTGAAGATCATTTTTTCAATGCAAATGATGATGTTTTACTGCATCAAGTAGAGAATAGGAAACGTGCTGAAACATTAGGTATTACAGATTTTGCAAAAAGTTATATACAAAACGTAGCAGAAGCAGAGTATTGGGAAATTTATACAAGTTGGTGTGAAATAGTAATGTTACAGAATTACCTTATAAAGCATAAAATTAATTATAAGTTTATGCAAGTAGATGATAGCCTTTTTACTAACAATTCTACAATAGATATTACATTAAAAACATTACTATCAGATATAGATAAATCTAAATTTGTTAGTGAAGAAGGTATGTATAATTGGGCTAAACGTACAAAACAGGATTTTTATACAACTCATCCTACAGAGTCTGCACATATAGAATGGATAAATATGTTATATGATAGGATTGTATAATGGAAATAGTTGATATTATCAAAAATACTAAAAGTATTTACATGAGTGAGAGTAGTCTAGAAACTATGATGGACATAGAACGTGTCATAGATAGTTTAGACATATATGCTTTTAAAAATTGGAAAAAGGGCGAATTAGTTGAAGGACCTATACGTAAGAAGCATTGGGTAGAGGCATCATTTATGTGGCCTAAAAAACTAATGCCTGATCCTGATGGTGCAAAACGTTTACTAGGTTATAATGCAAAAGTTACATTTAGAGAGACTAAACTTGCTACACCGGTACAGGTAGAAGATTATAGTGACTTTAAGCCAGGTACTAAAAAACCTAAACTACGTGAAGATCCAGTATGGGTAGTAAATATCAAACTACCTATAGAACTAATAAAAGAATTCCGTGACGGCTATATGGATGTTGAAGGTAAAGATATAGACGTAAAAGAAATAGATGATGCATACGAAGAAGGTTTAGACCAAACTGAATTAACAAATATGAATAAGCCAGAGGACGAATTAGATGCCACTTGATCCACAAGATTTAGAAGGTCGTATTGAAGATACCGTCCATTTTGATGAATATAAACCTAAAATGGGTAAAGACGATGATATTATTGTTGCAACATTTAAAGTTTTCGGCAAAGAGCCAGCAATTGATCTTGAAAGTTTTATTGAAAAAGGTTATGACTGGGTAATAGATGCAGAAACTAGTGCCGGTGAAATAAGTGATGGCAAGTATATTGTATTTGTTGAAGCAGAACGTAGGACAACTTTCCCTGCAAAGTTTATGGGTCTAGTAAATGATATTAAAAATATTACAGATGTAGAAAATTGGATGTTAATGTATTTTGATAAACCTGAAAGTAGGAAAAATGCAATTCAACCTATGACTCAGGAAACACTTGCAAATAGTATTCCATTAAGTCCAAAAAAATATAGAGCAAGTAAAGAAGCAGTAGTAGCAATAGAAAGTATACTCAACACTGCAAGAATTCCAAGAAGTAAAGGCGACATAAAACAGTTTATGCCTTATCAACCAAAAGAGAGATAATCGATGGCTGCAGAAAATTATGATAAATGTTTAGAAACAATACTACACCATGAAGGCGGATATGTAAATCATCCTAGCGACCCTGGTGGAGAAACAAATATGGGTGTTACTAAAAAAGTATATGTAGCATTTGGTGGAACTAAGGATATGCGAGACTTAGAGTTTGATGATGTAGCACCAATTTATAGAAAAAACTATTGGGATAGAATGAAGTGTGATGATGTTCCAGCAGGATTAGATTTATGCTTATTTGACTTTGGCGTAAATGCAGGTACAGGTCGTAGTGCTAAATTTTTACAACGTATGATTGGCACAGTAGCAGATGGTGGCATAGGTCCAAACACACTAAAAAAATTAAACGAATACATTGATACACATGGTATAGAAGAAACTATTAAAGAGTTTCAAGAAGATCGACAAGATTACTATGAAAAGTTATCAACATTTAAAACCTTTGGAAGAGGTTGGACTCGACGAGTTGACGAAACAACAGACTTAGCAATAGACATGATATAGGAGAGAATAATGGGTTTTGCTTTTGACAATCCTTCGGATCCATATGGAGACGTAAGCGAATCAGATATTAACACTTGGTGGGCAAGTAAGGATAGAACTACACCACACGGATGGGATGACGCACATGGTTATATTATGCGTGAAATTGGTAGTGGTATTCCTGCAGGTCACACTATAAAACATGGACTAAATGATGCAGGTAATAAGTATTACCTAACAATAAGTGGTCCTAGTATAAACAAAAGTTGGACATAATTGAGTATACTAGACTACCAACCAACAAATTGTAAAAACTGTGGGCACTATAGCCATTGTGGACAAACTTTATGGTTAGAAAACAAAGGTTATCCACAAGACGGTAACAATTTTTACAAAGCATGTAATTTTTGTAACTGTGAACAATGTAATAAAGGAGTATTAGATGATTAAAAAATTTATTACTAGTAGACTAGAAGAACGTACAACATGGGACGGAGCAATGCTTATAGGTATTGGTCTTATTGTACTAATTGCAGGCCCATTTGCTAAACTGGCAGCATATATTGCTATTGGTTATGGAGCATGGACAATATACAAGAGTGAATAATGGCTAGATTATATCTGTTATTATTTGTATTAAGTTTAATAGGCGGTGTAGGTTATGCCGCCTATGGTTACTATACAAGTACACAACAAAGGATACAAACACTAGCAGAAAACAATGCTAAACTAGAAGTAGCAATCGAAAAAAGTGAAAAAAGTATTAATTTACTTAAAACAGAAGCAACAAAAAATGCAAAACTTAGTAAAGAATTGCAAACAAAATTACAAAAAGCAGAAGCATATGGAGATGACTTGCGTAATAGGTTGAGAAAACTTGATTTATTATCAGACGCAATCTCAAATGCAAAAAATTTAGAAGGACGTATGAATGGTGCAACGGCAAAACTTTGGCGTGAAATCATGGGGGAAACTGGTAACAGTACTGGCAGTGCTAATGATCTTCCTTTCTGGTTGCAGTCGAACACCGGAACCAAAAATAAAAGTAGTGACACAAATTCAAAAAGTGACAGTACCAATAGTAGCACGACCAAAACCGATTAACCTTACAGATACACAAGTATATGTTGTGAATGAAGGTAATTTGGAATCATTTATTGCTGAGTTCAAAGAGCAAAATGGTGAATTAGCCTTTGTTGCATTAAGTATAGACACCTACGAAAACCTTGCATTAAATGTTAGCGAATTAAGACGGTACATTAATCAACAAAAAGAGATAATTATCTATTACGAAAAGGCAATGAAACCAGATGACGCTAAAGCATCAGACAAAACTAAATCTAAAATTAACTGAAACAAAATACGGAAAGTTTATTATTCCTGCAGATGATCCTACAATAGGACGTAGTCTTGAATTGTATGGTGAATACTGTGATGTTGAAATAGAAATGTTAAAAAGTTTATGTGAAGCAACCGACTGGTTTATTGACGTAGGTGCAAACATAGGATACCATACTGTTGCTATGAGTCCCCATGTTTCTCGTGTATTAGCATTCGAACCAGATCCAGATAATTTTAATATACTAGGAAAAAATGTAGCAGGATTATGTGCCGCAAAGCAAAATGTAACTGTAACTAGACTTGCATTAGGTGATATTAAAGGTGCGTGTTCTACTAAATTTAATTTTGGAAAAACTTCATTAATAGAAGGTAATGATGTAAAAATGGCTCCTTTAGATATATTAGGTTTACCAAAAGTTGATCTAGTAAAAATTGATGTAGAAGGAAAAGAACTAGCAGTCCTTGTGGGTATGAGATTAACTATAGATAATTGGAAACCACATTTGTTAATTGAAATGCAAGATGAAAAAAAATATGCAAATACATATGATTTTTTAAAGGATTTAGGATATAACATGTATTGGTTAGCAGTGCCTACATTTAGCAAAAATAATCATAAGCAAAATACACAAAATGTATTTGGTCCACAACACGGAGTTATAAACTGGGTTTGTAGTCACTTACCGTTAAATACAAGGTTGCCTAGTGTTATTAGTAGAGATGACACAATGGAAAAAATGGTTGAAAGGATCAAATAAATGTGGGAAATGATAGAACGTATGGCTAGCGATAGGCTTTGGATTTATACAGGAATATTTGGAAGTTTATTTGGAGCCGCTTTTTTATTCTGG